GGTCAAGGAACGCGAGGAGAAAGAAAAGCGTATTCAGGCTTGTCCAGCATGTAAGAGGCAGATGCAGGGTATCCGGTGCCAGTGTGGTTATGTGATACCGATTAGAGAGCAGCTAATTACAGACGGCCAGATGCTGTCGAAGCTCGAAAAGAAGCCCACAAACAACGACAAGTCGCGGTGGTACTCATCTTTCCTGAAATACTCCAGGCAGAAAAAGTACTCAGATGGCTGGGCAGCACATCAATATCGGGCAAAATTCGGGGTATGGCCGAGGTCTTTAGAGATCGACATTATGAAGCCTATGCTGAAGGAAGCCGAAAGCTGGATAATACACAAGCAAATAAGTTACAATAAGGCGAGACAATTAAGCAGTAATGGTTAGTTTCACGTGGAACAACTTATGCCAATCAAGAAAGGTTACGGTAAGAAGACAGTCAGCAAGAACATCAAGACAGAGATGAAGTCTGGGAAGCCACAGAAGCAGGCCATTGCGATTGCTCTGGACACAGCTAAAAAGGCAAAGGCAAGCAAATCAAAAGCGACTTACTACTGATGGCTGGCAGACCCACTGGTTACTCGGACGACCTTGTAGAAAAGGCGCGTCAATACATAGAGGGTGACTATGACACAATCTACAGTCATTCAATCCCGTCTCACTTAGGGCTGTGTGAAGCACTTTCTGTATCAAAAACAAGCCTTTACAAGTGGGCAGGCGAAGAAGGGAAGGAAGCATTTGCGGATATATTAGCTAAATGTAACGCAAAGCAGCACAACATCCTGATAGCGAAGGGTCTGAGTGGTGACTTCAACGCCTCGATTGCCAAGCTGGTACTAGGGAAGCACGGCTACCACGACAGAGTAGAGTCAACAGGCGCTGATGGTGGGCCGATCGAGAACAAATGGACGATTGAGATCGTGGATGCCAAGCCTCCAACTGCCTAAAAAGCTCAAGCCGTTTCTCACTACACCCAAGCGATTCAAGGTCGCATTAGGTGGTAGGGGGTCTGGTAAGTCGATGTCTTTCGCTGATGTCTGTCTGATGGACGCACAGACCAAGGGCATCAAGACTGCTTGTTTCAGGGAGTTTCAAGTTTCAATGGACGACTCTGTTCACTCCCTGTTAGTGGGGGAAATAGATCGTCTAGGACTGGCTGGGTTCGAGATACAAAACACCCAGATACTGTATGAGGGTCAAGAAGCCTTCAAGTTTAGGGGACTAGCAAGGAATTCTGAAGGCATCAAGTCCATGCACGGTTTCCGAAGGTTCTGGGTAGAGGAGGCTCAGACGATTTCCGCTGACTCGCTGAAGGCTCTTACGCCTACCTTGAGAACGGACGACAGCGAGATATGGTTTTCCGCTAATCCAAGATCGATTGCCGACCCGTTCAGCCAGAGGTTCATCAAGCCATTCGAACGGCAACTGAGGACTGACGGGTACTACGAAGACGATCTCCACCTAATCGTTTGGATCAACTACAACGACAATCCTTTCTTTCCGCCAGTGCTTGAGCAAGAGAGGGCTTACGATCAAGCCAACCTGTCGACCGCTCTGTACCGTCATATCTGGTTGGGGGAGATGTACGACGAGGTAGAGGACACAATCATCCCTGTCGATTGGTTTGAGTCGGCTATTGATTCGCACATCAAGCTAGGCTGGAAGGCTGAAGGCGCTATTATTGCAAGTCACGACCCGTCCGATCTAGGTGGAGACTCCAAGGGGTACGCTGTCCGACATGGGAATGTAGTCCTAAACGTCACCGAGAAGGTCACAGGTGACTCTAACGAGGGTATGGACTGGGCTATCTCCCAAGCCATCAAGGATCGGGCTGACTACTTTGTGTGGGACTGTGACGGTCTGGGAGTATCCCTGAAAAGACAGGTTGACGCTGCGCTAGAAGGCAAGAAGGTTGATTACGTCATGTACAAAGGTTCTGAGGCTGCTGAAGACCCTGATGCACCCTATTCGGACGGGGGGAATCAGAGGGCTAGGTCTAACCGGGACACGTTCGCCAATAAAAGGGCGCAGTACTGGTGGCGTTTAAGGGATCGTTTCGAGGCTACTCACAGGGCTGTAACGAAGGGCCAATACATCAATCCTGATGAGCTGATATCCCTATCGTCGGGGATTGAGAAGCTAGACCAGTTAAGGGCTGAAGTGTGCCGCATTCCATTGAAACGGAATAATTCTGGTAAGATACAGATTATGTCGAAGATTGAGATGGCAAAGAAGCCGTATGAAATCCCTAGTCCGAACATGGGAGACTCGCTGATGATGGCAATGTACCGGCCTAAACCTAAACTGGCCGAAGTGAAACAGATAAAATTCAAAGGGTGGGCCTAATGGCTGAGTATCTGACAGAAGAACCTGGCAACGAAACCAAGCAGGACAAGGCTGAGTCAGAGGAATACTACACTGACTACGACAGTCACCAGACCGTCATCAATCTGATGACCGCTGCGCAACAGGCAGACCACGATAATCGTGAGAAAGCTAGGGAATCTCACCTGTTCGTTGATAAGCGCGACGGCCAGTGGGAGCCGTACTGGTGGAACAACAACGCCGGTAAGCCCAGGTATACGTTTGATATGGTCAACCCGATTGTTGATCAGGTGACTGCTGAAATTGAGCAGAGCGACTTTGACATCAAGGTATCACCACAGTCTGGGCCTGCATCCAAGGAGACAGCAATGGTGATGGATGGTCTGATTCGCAACATTGAATCAATGAGTCGTGCGAAAGAAATCTACATTAATGCTGGTAGGGGAATGGCAACCGCCGGATATGACGGCTGGATGGTCTCGCATAAATACGCTGATGAGGAATCATTCGATCAAGATTTGGTGATTGAGCCGGTTCCCAACTTCATAGATCGTGTGTGGTTTGATCCTGCATCGTATCGTCAAGACAAGTCAGACGCACAGTATGCCTTTCTGCTGCATCCGGTAAGCAAAGCTGAGTACGCGTCACGCTGGCCTGAAGGCTCGGAAGCGTCAGTATCTGATGACCGCGAGGGCGATGCTTACTACGACAAGGCCGAGGTTATTGTTGTTGGTCAGTTGTTCTATGTGAAGCGCAAGCCTATGGAACTGGTGCTGATGTCCAACGGTGCTGTGTATGAAGCCACCGACGATTTTGAGAAGGTGGTAGACGAACTCGCTGCTGTTGGTCTTACTGAGGTTAGACGCAGGACGGCATACAAGAATGTAGTCTGTTCGCACTTCTACGATGCAACGGACTGGCTAGAGGATGAGGAAGAAACCATCTTTGACCGTGTTCCTGTTATCCCCGTTTACGGTAATTTTAAGATAACCGAGAACAAGACAATCTACTGGGGTGTGGTCGAGAAGCTACTTGATCCTCAAAGGGTTCTGAACTATTCGATGTCGCGTGAGATTGAGGAAGGCGCACTAGCACCAAGGGCGAAATACTGGATGACTTTGACGCAAGGCGCTGGGCATGAGGACACGCTGTCTACACTGAACACCAACAGCGACCCGGTACAGTTCTTTAATGTTGACCCAGAGAATCCCGGCCCACCACAGCAGAACGGTGGTGCAATGGTAAACCCAGGTCTTAGGACGATCTCCGAATCAATGAGACAGTTGATCGGTCAGACCGCTGGGATGTTCGCTGCAAACATGGGGGACAATCCCGGTCTTCAGTCTGGTGTGGCTATTGAGAGGCTACAGAGTAAGGGCGACAACGGCACGGTGAAGTACTTTAGGGCATTGGAAACAGCTATCGCTGCCACTGGTGATCTGTTGGTTAAAACAATCCCGAAAGTCTATGACACTCGCAGGACTGTACGGCTTCTCTACGAAGACAGCACGGCAGAGATGATCACGCTGAATGACACGGTGATTGATAATCAAACCGGCGAACCTGTCACGCTGAACGATCTCACAAAGGGTCAATACAGTATTACCTGTCGCGCCGGCCCAAGTTTCAGGAACAAGCAACAGGAGACCATTGAGACAATTATTGAGATTGCCAAGGTTGATCCTTCGATCATAGGCATGTCTGGTGACATCCTGTTGAATGCAATCCCGACATCTGCTGCGATGCAGATCGGTGAAAGAAAACGGCTACAGATGCTGTCACAGGGTCTTATCCCTGCTAGTCAGATGACTGAGGAAGAAACTCAGCAGATGCAGCAGCAGCAGCAGAATCAGGGTCAGCAGCAAGACCCTAACATGGTTCTGGCACAGGCCGAGATGGCAAAGGCCCAGGCTGAACAACTACGCGCAGAGGTTGAGATGCAGAAGCTGCAACTTGAGACTGCTAGGATTCAGCTTGAGACGCAGAAGTTCCAGGCGTCAATGCAGATGGATCAGGCCAACGTACAGTTGGATGGGTTCAATGCTGAGACTCAGAGGTTGAACACACAGATCAAAGCACAAGAAGCTGGCGTGAAAATTCAGAAGGATTCCATCCAAGCGCAAGGGATGCAGATTGACAACCAGTTGAAGGTGGTCAGCGCACTCAATCCATTCAGGGGTCAACAATGAATCCACTAGCAGGGATTACTATCGTCATTGAGTCAGAAGAACCGCTGACTGAAAAAACTAACAAGGCAAACAGGGATAACGTCATTGCCAATTGGAGCTTTGGGCCGGAAGAAACAACCAGTGATAACAAAGAGTACTGGCGCCAGATGGCTAAGATTTGGAGCGTTAGTCCAGCAGAGGCTCGCCGTCAACTGTGCGCAAACTGTGAGTATTTCAACAACACTCCGGAATCAATGGAGATGATGGAGGCCGTCTCAGAGGATGAGTATGACGCTGACGGTGGTGGCCGTGGTTACTGTACGAAGTTTGAGTTCATTTGCCACAACCTGCGAGTATGTCAGGCGTGGGAAGAAAAAGAGTTTGAGGAGGACTAGTGGCAAAGTCAGCACTGCGTAGGATTATCGGCAATCCGTTAGAGACAGAAGCGCAGAGGATGGCGCAGGCTATTCCGACTCCAGTGAACAGGAACTTCGTCAGGCGTTACATGATGCCTGAGAATTTCCCGGCGATTAGCAATCCGGATGGCACCGTATCGACGCACCGAATGGCCTCTGCTGAAGTGGATGGTCGGAACATTGCCTACCCCACGATCATCCAAGACCCGGCCACCGGCAAGCTGACACAGCTTGATGATGATCAGGCGTTTGACTACGCGCTACGCAACAACGAGTACCTGACCTTCCCCGATCAACAAAGCGCGCAGGCGTTTTCGGAAGGCGGCTATAAATCAAACGGCATGAACCCCCCACGCAACATGCAGCAGGAACGCATGGATGCGCGCAGGGCGAGGATCGGCATGGAGCCTTATGTCAGGCAGGCACAAACCAAAACCGCAGGTCAGGCGATGGCTGACATGCTTGGCGGCTTGGCGGTTCCGACAGGATTCATTCCCGGTATCGGTGATGCGACCGGCTTGGCCGCCGACGCAGCGATGTACGCTGCCTACCCTGAAGAACGAACCATGCTGAATGCTGGAATGTCACTGGCAGGATTGGTGCCGTTTGTTCCTGGGGCGGCTGTGGTGAGGGCTGCTGAAGGTGCCTTGGATATGTCTCAGGCTGCTAGGATGCAGAGGGCAAATGAATTTGGAGGGGAAGCCAACTGGTACAGAGGGAGCGCAATAGATGAAGGAGATGAGCTGTCTAAGAAATTCCTTGGAGAAAACACCAATGCGCCAAGTGCTAGGCGTGGGTTCTTCTTTGCCAGTAACCCAGAAACCGCATCATCACCAAGTTATGCAACGATGTCGGGTGATGTAATAAGCGATTATGTACAGGCTAGATTTAAGCAGTTGACTGGAAGAAAGAATCCGCCCGAAGACAGCATGCAGGCATTGAAATATCTAGCAGAAGAAGCGACCAAACCGATTGTTGATGAAAAATTTAAAAAAGGTTTTGATGCGCTATATAACACTGACTATCAACTAAAAAACGAATTGGAAGAAAGTCTAATTGGATATATTAAGAAGTTGGCAGAAAGTGATGACGAATACTATCTAAACAAATATTCAAAGTACATCAATGAAGTTATGAGCCACAGGGACGATGGCGCGGGTGAAATATCAGACGAGCTTAAAAGGATGGTGTTTGAAAACATCCCAGAAATAGAAAGAGTCACAACTGCGATAAGTGAGAGAGATAATATTTATGACGCATTAAAAGCATCGTCAAGACTTGATCCTAAATGGGCGAGGAGTAGTGAAGGCGCACCAGATTCAATTTTTGATAATGCAGAGTTAGGAGCAAATGTTGGTCAATATAAATTGAATATGCAAAACCCATATATACATGACATGGGTGGCAGCGGATATAGAGAGACTAGCTATGATGAGATACTAGCCAATGCTTTGTCTGGAGGGCATGATTCCGCGATTATAAAAAATACTTATGATGGGGGAAAACAACTTACGGACATAGGCGTGATTTTTGAGCCGAACCAAGCCAGATCAATATATGCCGATTTCAACCCAGCCAAGCGCAGCTCCGCCAACCTATCCGCTGGCATTGTGGGTGGCGCTGTCGGTCTTTCTGCCCTACGAAACATAAACCAACAAGAGGAAAAGTGACAAATTCTGTCACCTATTGACAATAAACGTCACATTGTGTCACCCTGCCTACAGGCCACCAGACCTTTTCTGGGCTATCACCTACAAGGGCACCTATGACGCAACCAGACAAATACCAAATTGAAGTCGGCGATGAGACTCAGGAGACTGAGGTCATTCAAGAGGTTCAAGAGGTAGAGTCTGAGGAGCAGGAAACTGCTGCCGAACCGTCAACGGATAGTGGGGAGACCCACGATAAACCTATCTTCACCGAGCAACAGCAGCGGATATTCGACGAGGCAATCGGAAAAAAGGTATTCAAGCTCCGTGAAAAAGAGCGTGAGACCGAACAACTCCGAAAACAGCTTGAAGAATTCCAGAAAACTGAAACTCGGTCACGGCCATTTATACCTGACATGCCAGACCCGTTCGCTGTAACCGATGAGGAATACAGGCGAAAGGTTCGGGAGCGTGAGCAGGCGTTGATATCCGTGGCGTCCTACGATGCACAACAGCAGATGGTTGAACAACACCGACGAGCTGTAGCAGAGCAGGCCGCGCAAAAGCAGCAAGAGGTATTGGTAGAGAAAGTCCAGTCTTATTCTGAGCGTGCAAAGACGCTAGGGATTAGACCAGACGAACTGCAAGCCGCTGGCGCTGTTGTTGGGAATTTCGGGATTGATGACTCTCTGGTGCAGTACATCTTAGAAGATGACCAGGGGCCACTGATCACTAAGTATCTATCGCAGAACGTCCAAGAACTGGACAACCTGCGATACATGCATCCAACACAAGCTGCTGTAAGGATTGCGACACTCATCAAGTCGAAAGCTGCTGCCCTGAAACCAAGACTAACCAATGTCCCTAATCCTATTCGGCAACCGCAACCCACTGGGATTGCACCAAAACCGAAGGGGCCAAGGGGCGCAACTTTTGAATAGGTGAATAAAAATGGCTAATAATCTCAGTAGTAACGTAACTCGGAAAGTAGCGCGGGTCTTCCTTGATGCTTTCGAGAACTCACGGGTAATCACCAAGACAGTTGACACTCAGCTTCTGTCCGACAAGTTCAATCCTTCAAGCGGTAGCACTGTAGATTTCAAGCGTCCGCATGACTACAACACTATCCGCACCACTGGCGGTGACATCTCTTCCTCTACCAAATCCTCAATCATTGCTGGTAAGGCAACTGGTACAGTCCAGCAGTACTTCACTGCTGCGACAGATTGGGGCAACTTGGAAGAAGCGATTCAGCTCGACCAGCTTGAAGACATTCTGGCGCCGATGGCTCGCCGTATCGTGACTGACCTTGAACTTGACTTCGCAGCCTTCATGCTGAAGAACTCTTCACTGCGCTACGGTACTCACGGCACGGCAGTAGATGCTTGGTCTGACGTTGCTGGCGCTGGTGCGTTTATGGACTCAATCGGTATCAACCCTGCCGCAGACCGTTACTACCTGATGAATCCCTTCACAGTAGCTGGCCTGGCAAGTGCTCAGTCAGGTCTGAACTCTGTTGACAGCCTGATTCGTACAGCGTGGGAGAATGCCCAGATCAGCACCAACTTCGGTGGTCTTCGTGCATTGAGCGCAACGACTCTAGCGAGCTTCACTTCAAGTTCTGGCGCAGACCGTGCCGGTACGCTGAGTGCTGCACCTGATGCAACCTACGTCACTGCAAAGGACACAATGACCCAGTCTCTGGCTGTCACTGCGTTCCAAGCAAACATGGTTGTGAAGGCAGGCGAACTGGTGACGATTGCTAACGTCAACCGTCTGAACCAGTCAACCCGTCAAGCGATGGTCAGTGCTACTGGCACCAACGTAGCATGGACTGGTGTTGTAACTGCTGACGTAACTCTCGGCGCGTCTGGTGAAGGCACTCTGGTAGTGGCTGGCCCAGCGATCTACGAAGCCGGTGGTCAGTACAACACTGTAACTGCTGCACCTGCTAACGGCGCTGTGATTACAATCGTTTCTGCTAGTGCGACTTTGTACCAACCGAACCTGTTCTACACTAAGCAGGCGTTCGGATTGGGGACAGTGAAGCTGCCTAAGTTGTACTCGACTGACACAGTAGCGACTACCGAAGACGGTATGT